TTCAGATAATCCAGATACTATTTTAAGTGATTTAAGTTTTGCTACCGATTCAGCACAATACTTAGTAGATATTTCGGTTGATTCATCAGTCTTTACATTTACTCCTAAATCACAGGATAGCGTCGGCGCATCTGTTACTGCAGGAGATTTAACAGATTCAAGTTCGAATGATTTTATCTATACGTTTAAGTGGTCAGATGGTATTAACTTTGTTTCAAAGGCTGTAACAATTAATTATAATTTTGGCGGAGGTATTGCAGATCTATCTTCAGCGGAAATTAGTGCTCTAGGTTGGAGTACATCAACACGAAATGATAACAATGCATATACTTATAATTCTGGTAACTACACTTGGACAAAAACTGGATATAGCAGCTCTTTCGAGGTTTTAACTGTAGAAATTGATATGTCAAATTATGCAGCTAATGATGAATGGAATGTCAGATTTGCTGGAGGAGGGTTTGGTACGTCTTTTACTGACCGATCATATCATATTATTTCTGGAGTGAATAGTACATTAGATGCCAGCACCGGTAGCGCTTACTATGCACAAAATAGATCTGATACTGGGCAGTGGGAAAATGGGTCTTCTATAACTAACAAAGTCAATATTAGTGGTTATAGTTCGCTCAATACACAGGTTAATTATGTAAAGGCTACAGGAACTTGGACATATTACATGAGTACTAATGGTGGTTTAAATTGGACACAAGGTTATAGCCATAATGCGTTTGGTGCAGGAAATTCAATAGATAAATTAGTAGTAACGATTATCAAAAGAGAAAACACCGGATTAAGTATTGCTCCAGCAGCGCCAGCAATTATTCCATAGATTATAAATAAATCTATTATAAATAGATTATAATATTAGACGGAGAGGTATTGAACTAAATGAGTAGATCACGAGACATTGCTACAATGCTTGGTAGAACCGAAGCGGTTAATGCTACAAACAATCCATTATTAAATACTGCATCTTCAGTTGGACTCGATTCTTCATCAGTATTATCACTCGCATCTTCAGTTGCACTTGATTCTTCATCAGTATTATCACTTATTGATTCTGATTATGTTACAGCACGAGCTCCAGTCGGCGCTGGCGGATCCGTTAACGTTAACTTGAGCGGTAGTGGAACTGTAGATAAAATTTTGACAGGAGCATCTATTCTTGCAGGGCAAACTCTTATTTTAAGACCAGATGATAAGGTAGAAAAAATAGGTCAACCAATAACTAATCATAATAGATTAGTATATCATGTTGGGTTTGGTGGTGGGTACCCACCCAGCAACGCTGGTGGAAATGGTAATATATCGTATTCTGCGGCATCGTATGCAGATATAATTTATTTAGAAAATAATAAATTTGTTATTTTTTGGACTGATACTCTTGACCAAGCTGGTTATCAGAGTTTTAGATGCGCAATGGGTATTTTAAATACAGAAGGAACCTCGGTTACTGCTTGGGGTCCAATATTAAACATCGTCCGCGGATTTTATAATAGTGGTACGAGCTATGGCTATATATACGGCAGCCATTGGACTGCTTGTAAAGGTGATAATAATAGAATTCACGTGGGATATGCATGGCAATATCATTCAAGCTATGTAAGAAGAATTGGTTATCTTCGTACGATAGTTCCAGGTGATATTAGTAATACATCTGATTTAAGTCTAGCCTTAGGAGCTCAAGTATCATTATATACAAATACCAGCACTAGTAATAATTATGTTGTTCGGGCTCCAAGTATAATGTGGGATGAGGAAAATAGATCTAATGGCGGTATTGTGTTTTGGTACCATTGGGAAGGCTCATACAGCTGGAAAGTGAATTATATTAATACAAGTGGAAATACTATTGAGCTTGGCGGTGCCATTACTTCACCTGGTGAGATGGCCGGCTATATAAATCACAACCAAAGAAGCTATTGGGATAATAAACACAAAAAGTGGATTATACCAAGTAAATCAACCTATGCTGGCGGTAGGTTCGTACTTAATCAATTAACAAGAAGAATAAATCAAGCAACTTCTGCAACGACAACTGTTAACATTGATTGGGCTAGCAACACTGCCGGCGGAGATGATGAAATATATAGTGGAACTGATAACACATATTATGGATGTTGCTATGATTCTGGAGCAGAACGAGGTATTGTTGCATATAATGTAACTAACAGAGTAGGTTGGGTTAGATCTGTTGCTACTGGGTCGACTTATAATGCCGCTTATACATTGGGTACGGCTGTGCAATTTGCAAATGAGATTGATAACTGGCCAACAGTTTTTCATGATAAAGACCAAAATAAAACTGGTATTATTTGGGAAGAAGATGTAGGAGGTTTCTCAAATACTTTACTTAGATGGCTAACATGCGATAGTATAGGAGTCATATCACTTGAAGATAGTACTCATCAATTCTTCCCTACAGGAACATCACCAACATTTTTTGGTAGAAAATTAGATGGTTTTCCAACAATGTTATATTCTACAGACGGCGCCGCGGCTGATGGATATACTACCGGCGGTACTGTTAAATTTGGAATATATCAACCAGAAGTAAGAGGAACATCAAACCTAAGAGATGATGGTGCAAATTATTTGGGTCTTGCACAAAATGCCGCTGATAGTGGTGATAGTGTCACTATAGGTCTTAATGGTTATATTGATAATAATCAATTTGGACTTAATCCGGGTAGTACATATTATATTAATAAAATTAATGGTTCCTTAGACTTAGGAACAAACAATGGTTCTGTTGTTGCCGGTATTGCAACAGCTAATGGATCAATACAAATACAAACCGTAGATTCAGCATGAGGTTATAATGTCAAATAAACTTAGGGTTTTTGATTTATTTTTTAAAGATAGCGAATTTAGTGCCGCTGATTCCATGTGGGACGAAGTTGGTGCCGATTCATTAGCTCCTGGAGTAGATTATTTAGTTACAGCATATGCACTTAAAACTTCTTCTGAGTTTGCGCTAGGACAATTATCAGATTTATATGAAAATAAAGATTCAGGATTTGAGACATTTTATGATTATCATGAACGATATGATCATTATTCAATTATTATTCAATATTCTGATAAGATTATTGATCAACATATAGCTGTTGATGATAAAGAAATTAAATTATTAAAAAGTAACGCACTAAATGTAATAGGATTTGATGCATAAAATAACCAAAGGGTGATTTGTGATTAGGATTTATATTTTAGTTATTGTTCTCGGGATCCTCGGTGGTATTGGTTATGGCGCTAAATATTATTACGACACTACACAAGCAACTATTGCCACTCTCAGAGAAAATAATGTTAAACTAGAATCTGCTGTAGAAACTGCAGAACAATCTGTTGCGACATTACAACAGGATATGGTAAAGCTTGGTAATCTAAATAAAGAATTATCTACTTCATTGCAAAAAGCAGAAGCGTATGGTGATGAACTTAGAACTAAATTAAGTAAATTAAATCTTGTGGTGGAAGCATTACGAGACTCTAAAAAATTAGAAGGAAAGATGAATGGCGCTTCAGCAAACCTGTGGCGTGGTCTTATGGAAGATACTGGCGGTGATGGCAACCGTCCTAATCCTCAGTGGTTGCAGCGGCCGGGTGGAACCGGAAGTGAAAGTAGTAACCAAAGTGGAAAAGGTACAGATACCAACAGTAGCTCGACCGAAACCACTCCAGCTCAGTGATACAAGAGTCTTTGTAGTTACCAAAGATAACTTTGAGGAATTTGAAAAAGAGTTCACAGAGTTATATGGCGACTTGGCTTTTGTTGCTTTAAGTATGAAAGATTATGAAAACCTAGCATTAAATATTTCTGAGTTAAAAAGATATATAAATCAACAAGGTGAGATAATTGTATATTATGAAAAAGCAGTTACGGAGGAAAAGTAACCATGGATTTCATAATTGATCAACTTGTCACTTGGTGGCAATTTACTATCGTAGGTATTTTAATTATCATAGGATGGATTGTCAACTGGCTCGGAGTTGATCAAGATGAAGATATTATTGGCTTTAGATATACCGAAATGCCACAACTAAAACCCATTAAAATAGAAACAGCTGGTAAAGGTTTTTGGAGTGCAATATGGATGTGGCTAACAGGTACACGTCATTGGGAAGTAGCTAAAGATTGGTCATATGAAATTGATGGCGAACAATATGTAATCCCAGCAGGATTTAGATTTGATGGTGCATCTATCCCTAAGTTTTTACATACATGGTTATCACCAACTGGTGTTCTTTTAATGGGTGGTCTGGTACATGACTATGCATATAAGTATGCTACACTTTTAAAAGCAGATAAGAAATCAACCATGGGCAAGATTGATCAAAAGAAAGCTGATCAAATCTTTAGAGATATTAATATTGAACAAAACGGATTTCATTTCCTTAATAACTTGGCATACTGGGCACTACGTATCGGTGGCTTTGTAGCTTGGAATGGTCACAGAAAAGTAAACGCACAGATCGGAGAATAGTATGTATGAATATAGATGTGAAGTAGTTAAAGTTATTGATGGTGATACTGTTGATATTGATATTGATCTAGGATTTGGAGTTTGGCTAAAAGATGAACGGGTACGATTATATGGTGTTGATACACCTGAGTCGAGAACAAGAGATCTCGAAGAAAAAAAATACGGGTTACACGCTAAGAAATTTGTTCAAACATTTCTTAAAAATAAAAAAGTAAAATTAGTTACCCGTAGTTATGATTCAAAGGGAAAGTTCGGTCGTATCCTTGGCGATTTACATGTTGATGATTTGAGTCTCTGTGAATCTCTTATTAATTCACATAATGCTGTAGCGTATCATGGCCAATCAAAAGATGATATTGCTGAAGCACATTTAGTAAACAGAGAAAAAGTTGTTCTCTAATTTCCCATAAGTAAAAAATTATTTTTTAAAAAACGCTTATAAAGCTTCATTTAAGTGTTTACAAAACGCGCGTTTTAATATATAATATTACTATAAAATAAAAACAATCAAATATCGAGGTAAGTTATGGCTACACCGAATGTGGACACACGTGAATTTTTGTCCCAAACGAAATTTTATGATGGATATTCGCGCTTTAAAGAAGAAGGAAATGGCGGCTATGAGTCATGGGAAGAGGCTGTAGATCGTGTTATTTCAATGCACGAAGAAAATTTTTCAGAATATGAAAAAGATTTAAGGCCATATTTAGAAGAAGCTCGTACTGCATATCATGAGCAAAGAGTACTTGGAGCTCAGCGCGCACTACAATTTGGTGGTGATTCGTTAATGAAGCATCAAATGAGAATGTATAATTGTACTTCATCGTATGCGGATCGTCCTGCATTTTTTGGTGAATTTTTTTATATTCTATTATGCGGTGCTGGTGCAGGATTTTCTGTACAAAACCACCATATTTCAAAACTACCTCAGATCCAACAAAGGACAAAACAAGCTAAAGGCTATATTGTAGAGGATTCAATTGAAGGTTGGGCTTCTGCATTGGATGTTCTTATGTCCTCTTATTTTGTCGGTGGCGGTAAACATCCGGATTACGAGGGTAGAAGAGTCTTTTTTGATCTTACTCATATTCGTCCAAAAGGCGCAAAAATTTCAGGTGGATTTAAGGCTCCTGGCCCAGAAGGTTTACGTCGTTCACTTGATAAAATTGAATTGATTCTACAAAGTCTTGTAATTGATTCAAAAGAACCAGTTAAAATACGACCTATTACTGTATATGATATTTGTATGCATGCTGCTGATGCAGTTCTTTCTGGTGGTGTTCGTCGTTCTGCAACCATTTGTCTTTTTTCACCAGAAGATGATGAGATGATGAATGCTAAAACAGGCAATTGGTTTATGGATAATCCTCAGCGCGGCCGCAGTAATAACTCTGCAGTAATTGTCCGTGATGAAGCTACTCCTGAAATGTTTGCAAAGATTATGGAGTCTGTGAAATCATTTGGTGAACCAGGTTTCTATTTTACTACATCAAAAGAACATACAACTAATCCTTGTGTTGAAATTGGAATGTTCCCACAATACGAAGGTGAATCAGGTTGGCAAGGCTGTAACCTCACCGAGATTAATGGTGGCTCGTGTAAAACCGAAGAAGATTTCTATAAGGCATGCCGTGCAGGTGCTATCTTAGGTACATTACAAGCCAGTTATACAGATTTTAAATTTCTATCACCAGTTTCAAAGAAAATTTTTGATAGAGAAGCATTGCTAGGTGTATCAATTACTGGTTGGATGAACAATCCTGATATTCTTTTTAATGAAAAAATTTTAGAAAAGGGAGCCAAGATTGTCAAGGATATCAATAAGAAAGTTGCCAACATTATTGGTATTAATTCTGCTGCTCGGACTACTTGTGTTAAGCCCAGTGGCAATGCTTCCGTATTACTTCAAACTGCTTCCGGCATACATGCCGAGCATAGCCCTATGTACATCCGTAATATCCAAATGAATAAAGAATCTGAGATTACACAGGCTATTATTAAGTCAAATCCATATATGGTAGAAGAATCAGTATGGTCTGCTAATGGTACTGATGTTGTAATTTCATTTCCTATTATTCCTAATAAAGGCTCAATGTATAAAGATGAACTTTATGGGGTAAAACATTTAGAATTAGTAGCAAAAGCTCAAAAACATTGGGTTATTGCTGGTACAAATGAAGAACTTTGTGCAGATGAAGGTGTTCGTCATAATGTATCAAATACTATTATTGTAGATGATTGGGATGCTGTAGAAAAATATGTATTCGAAAATCGTTATTCATTTTCTGGTATTTCATTCCTAAGTATGTCTGGTGATAAGGACTATAATCAGGCACCAAACACTGCAGTGATTGATGAAAAACAAATGATTCGTAAATACGGACCGTCTGCAATCTTTGCTTCAGGTCTTGTAGTAGATGCAATGAAAGTATTCCCGAATCTATGGGATGCATGTTCTACTGCACAGGGTTATGGCTTGGATATCACACTTGAATCATCAGAAAATTCTGCAAGACAGGATTGGGTAAGACGATTTGAAAACTTTGCAAATAACTATTTGAAAGGTGATATGAAAAAAGCAGAACACTGCTTGAAGGATGCATATCTTTTCCATAAGTGGAATAAGATTCAACAGAATCTGAAACCAATTAATTGGAACGAAGATCTTACAGAACAGGTATTTACCGATGTAGATACTATGGGCGCTGCAGCATGTGCTGGAGGTGCCTGTGAGATTGACTTTTAATGGAAAATGAATATCGTATCGAATGTGAAGAGTGCTATAGTGTTACTATAGTACTCTGTGAGGGCAGAGAGAAACCAGAATTCTGCTCAATTTGCGGCCGTCGAGCAGAAGTGGAGGATATAAGTAATGAAAACTTTGACTAATTTCATTATAAAATTATTTAAAATTAAAGAAACAAAGATTCCTGGTTATTTAGGAAGGGATATGGCACAACATAGAGTTCATACCACAAAATATGAGGATCTATGTAAATAATATATAACTATATGTGGTTATACAATGAACAACCTTACGATGAAACCCCAGATGAGTACCAGGGATTTGTGTATCTTATCACAGAACTGGATACAAACAAAAAGTATATCGGTAAAAAGAACTTCTGGCGGCCTAAGATATTACCAAAGAATAGCAAGAGATCTCGACGGCAAAGAACCAGAGTCGAGTCTGACTGGCGAGAATATTATGGATCTAATAAAGAACTTCAAGTACTCGTTGAACAGCGAGGGCAAGATTGTTACAAAAGAGAAATCCTAAGACTTTGTAAGACAAAAGGTGAGATGTCTTATTATGAAGCTAAATTACAATTTGACTATGACGTCTTATTAAGAGACGACTATTACAACGAGTTTATAGGATGCAAAATTCATTCGAGACATTTACCCAAAGACTTATTAGTTATTACGGAGACCGACTAGCGGATCCTGAAATGTATCCTGAAGTTTTTTTATATCAAGTGAAAATATTTGTGTACATTTACGGAAAAGTATGATATAATAGTCCTATAATAAAAATAGGAGCTAAAATGTACACTATCAAACTTGACATTGCACACGATTGTCCACTCATTGATCTTATCAATGATACCAAAAAATATGACATTTCAATTAAACTTGTCACTCATCATGGACCTGGTGGCGGAAATCCGATTTATGCTTTCTTCG